TAGAGGGTCTTGTTGCAGATGATGATGTAGCTGCATGGGATGGGTCTAATACTGACAATAAAAACAGAGCTTTATTTACTGCTGCAATTAGAGTTGATCGAGAAAGATTTTTGGGCGCAAGAGTAACAAATACACAAGCATTACAATGGCCTAGACAGGGTGTAAGAAAACCAGACACCTACATCAATACATATTCAATAGGCTTTCCATTTAGAATATCAACAGATTATTTTGCAGAAACAGAGATACCAGAGCAAGTTAAAAAGGCACAAGTTATTCTTGCTGTTTACTTGAATAATAATCGCAATGGTTTAGGATTAGGTGGTCTTGAAGATTTCAAGAACGTAAAAATTGGTAACATTGATGTAACACCAAATTTTTATGGTTCTGTTGGTGCTGATAGAGTACCACCACTATTTGAACGGTACTTTACTGGTTTACGAATTAGTGGACCCGGCAACGTCGCAATCAAAAGGAGTTAACAATGAGCTATTATCCAGCTGCCAAAATTATTAATGATACTGCTGCACATACAGGTCGATTTGGCTGTATAAAAGCATTACAAGATTCTGTTATTAATACGCTTGTAGCAGAAAACATTACAGGCGATTTAACATCATTACAGTTTAAATCTAATACTGCTATTGAAGGTGTAATAACCAGTGTAAAGCTTGATAGTGGTACTGTTATTGCTTACTTGATATGAGCCTTGCAAACGCATTAAAAAAAGCTGCATCAAAGTCTTTGGCAAAGTTAGGTGGAGATGTAACCATAAGGCAAGTCACTGCTGGTTCATACAATACAACTACTGGCGCCATAACAGAAACAACTTCTGATACAACTATAAAAGGTTCATTAAGTAATCTTTCAAGAAACCAAGTAAATGATCTTATTGAATCGCAAGATAAGTTACTAACTATATCTGCTGGGGACCTTACGTTTGTCCCAACTACAAAAGATAGAGTTGTTATAAATAGTGTTGAATTTAAAATAATAAGTATTGCTGTAAATGAGCAAAATAATACACCTATAAGTTTTGAACTTGTCTTAAGGTAATTATGGTAAGACAAATAAGGCTAGATCAAATAGATGATTTAATGGCAGAAGCAGTACAAGAGTTAGTACAAAAAACAACATTACGTTGGACAGAACTTTCAAAAAAAGCTACACCTGTTGGGGAAACTGGTAATTTAAGAAATGGTTGGAAAACTGATATAAGAAAATTTAAAGGAACTATTATTAATAATGTTGAATATGCTGAACCAGTTATTTACGGAACATCATTACCACCAAGTTGGCAAGGTAGATACAGAACAAGACAACAAACAATAAAAGGGTTCCCAGAATTACAAGCCAAGCAACTTACAGTTGGTTATATTCCACAAGAACTAAAAAGAATTATTAGGAGGTCATAATGGCAGCAGTTGATCTTAATACAGTGCGATCTACAATTGAAGGTAGACTCGCAACAGAATTAGCATCAAGCCCTGCTATTACTGTTGTATTTAATAATATGTCATTTGACTCTACAACAGCAGATACTTTTGTTCAGTGCCAAACAAGTTTTGGTACTGGTAGTTATTTAACAATGGGTGGTTCAGCAAACTCTACTAATAGCATTGTTGGTCTTATTCTTTTAAATATTTTTACAGAAGAAGGTATTGGCGCAGGGGCAAATTATGTTATTGGCAAAAGACTTCGTGACCTTTACAATAATATTACAGTTTCAAATGTTATTTTTGATTCGCCTATTGGACCTGAAGTATTAACATCAAGTCCTGAAGGTAAATTTCAAACACAGATAAGAATAACTTTTGAAATATATGAGGATCTTTAATTATGCCAAAACTTATTATTACTGAAGAAATGCTTGATGCTATTGAAGCTGTTAAAGGTGTAAGGGATGCAAATTATTGGGATCCAAATTGTAAAAGATATATGGAGAATCAACAAAACTCAAAAAAAGATGTAAAAAAGTCTGAAAAAGGTTAAACTATTTATAAATCTTTCTTTTTTTAGTTATGGCTGCTGTAAAAGGTGATGTCGGTAAAATAATGTTCCATAACGCTGCTGGAACAGAAGCTGACATATCAGGTCTTAGAAATTGGTCTTTATCAATTACAAAAGATACACAAGAAACCACAATAATGGGTAATACAGCAAAGACTTTTGTTGGTGGTCTTATATCTGGCGAAGGTTCAGCAACTTTAATCTATGATAATGCTGGCAACTCTGATTATCTTGCATTTGTTGAAGATGTATTAACAACAGGTGATGCTGGTGACGCATTGTTTGAATTGTTCCCTGATAGTTCAGCTAGTTCTAAAAAGTTTGGCTTTTCTGGAATTATTACAAATGCAGAATATGGTGCAACACTTGGCGAAATCCAAGAAATAAACATAAGTTTTCAAGCAACAGGTGCCATAACATCAGATATATAGTAAATTAAAGTAATTATATAAATACATATGCCAGCAAAAAGAACCGTTGATCTTATTACTGAAGCTTTCAGTGAGGTAATGAGTAATAGGAGAAAATATGCACTTAAAAAACCAAATGGTGAACTTTTAAAAGAATTATATTTTCCACCACTTACAAGGTACGACAGAATGCAAGCACAAGCTGCAACAGGAACTGATGATGCATTAGCAATATCCACTAGATTGCTTTGCCAACTTGCACAGAATGAAGATGGTTCAAAAGCTTTTCATTCTGCTGATGCTGAAAATTTAAAAAGATTTTTACCAGAGAAAGTTTTAAATGAAATTGAATTATTTTTATTTGAAATAAATTTAGATATTGATACAGCAAAAAAAGACTAAGGAGAAATAACTGGCTTAACTTTGAGTTGTTTCTCGCATCTGAATTAGGTAAAACATTAATTGAGTTAAGACAAAATATGACAGAGGAAGAATTTATATATTGGGCTGCTTATTACGAAAATAAACATGAAACTGAAAAAAAAATGCATGAAAGAGCTAAAAACAGGTAGTATATAATTAATTGATTTTTCTTTAACTTAAGTGGCCGAAAGTATTGTTACCTTAAGAGTTGAAGCAAGAAATGCAATATCTTCTTTAAATAGAACCTCACAAGCTACAAAAAAATTATCACAAACAGCAAATGGTGCAACAGCTTCATTAACAGCAGCTTCAACTGCAGCAAAAGGATTAGGTGCTTCACTTGCTGCATCGCTTGGTCCATTATTAACTGTGGGTGCTGCTTTTGCTACTGTCGGTAATGCAATAGGCACTTTTACAGCTAGAGAAAGAGATGTTGCGATTTTAACTCAAGGTTTAAAAAATTTAGGTGAAGGTACTGCTGCTCTTAATGAATTACAAAAAGCAGCAGACAGATTAGGTAATCAGACTTTATTTAATCAAGAAGAATTTACAAGAGGCTTTAATTTATTAACAAGTTTTAGAAAGATTGGAGTTGATTCATATTCAAGAGTTGCTCAAGCAGCAGCAGATATTGCACAGGTAAACCAAGTTGATGTCAGCACATCATTTATGCAATTAGCAAAAGCATTACAAGACCCTGAAAGAAATTTATCAAACTTAAATCGTTCTGGTATTGCTTTCACAAAACAACAGACAGAAGTAATAAAACAGTTAATGAAAACCAATAAAACTGCTGAAGCACATGCCATGATTTTAAGTATTGTTGAGGAAAGTTATAACAAACTTGCACAAGCTGCTGCAGAGGGATTTGCAGGTAATGTTGATTCATTAGGTGAAGCATTTAGAGATTTTTCAGAAACACTAGGAAAAACATTAGAACCTGCATTAATTACAGTTACAAAAAGTTTGACAGCACTTTTGAAAGCTGTTAATGATTTTATAAATTCACCTTTAGCTGGCACAGTAGCAATATTCTCTGGAATAGCTTTAGCTGCAAAGGGCGTTTCAGTAGCATTACCACTTGTTAGTTTTGGATTAATGAAAGTAGCTGCTGCTGGTGGTGTAGCTACAATTGCTTTAAATGCAATACCATTTGTAGCAATAGCAACTGCTGCTGGTATATTTACGACTGCAATAATAAAAGCTACAAAAAATCAAAAAGATTTCAATGAAGCACTTAAACGAGGTGATGAACAAGCTATAAAAAGTGAATTTAATAGATTATTTATTAAAAGACAAAAATTATTAAGAAGAATAGCAGAAGCAGAAGAAAGTAGTAATAAAAAATCACTTCAATCTTTAAAAAAACAACTTGATTTAGTCAATGAATCAATTATCCCGATAAAAGCTAAACTTGATGAAAATAGAAAAATAAACAATGAGATTGATAATCAAAATAATAAATTAATAGAACAAGAAGATTTAATTAAAAAAAATGAAGAGGCAGCAAGAAAACTTAGAGAAAAAATGACTGCTGTAGGGGAAGAAATAGAAAGCAGTATTAAAAATAATCTTAGGGATTCAATTACTGGTGCTCAATCTTTTGGTCAGGCGATGACTAATGTACTGAACCGACTTAGGGATAAAATTATAGATGCACAACTTGATAAATTATTAGGAAATTTTGGAGAAAGTTTTGGAGCACAACAAAATAAGGGTGGTGGTTTTGGCGGATTTTTAGGAAATTTAGCTGGCGGTTTGTTAGGTGGTCTTTTTGCAAATGGTGGTCAACCTCCTGTAAATAAAATTTCAGTAGTAGGTGAAAAAGGTCCAGAACTATTTGTTCCTCGATCTGCTGGTACAATTATTCCAAATAACAAACTTGGTGGTGGCACAACCAATAATTACGTTACAGTAAACGTAGATGCTGGTGGAGCAACCGCTACTGGAAACAATGTTGACCTAAATGCCTTGGGGCAAGTAATAGGGGTTGTTGTTCAAGCTCAACTTGTAAAAGAAAAACAAGCTGGTGGTATTTTAGCGAGGTAACATGGCAACTTTTCCAAACTTTACTCCTGTTTATGGGATGAAAAAAGCAAGTGTTCCAAAAATAAGAACAACTGCTTTAGGTGATGGATATGAATTTAGGGCTTTATTTGGCCTTCCATTAACTCAAGACCCAAAGCTATATGATTTAGTTTTTAATGTCACAGAAGAGGAATCAGACGTTATAGAAAGCTTTTTTAGGAGTAGAGTTAACGATCAAGCAAGTTTTACCTTTACACCACCCGGAGAAGGCTTTACAAAAACAGGCACTTACAGTCAGACTGGAACTACTGTAACCATTACCATAACAAATCATGGTGTTGCCACTGGTGATGTTGTGACTATCGACTACACTTCTGGTTCTGCAACTGATGGTGATTTTGTTGTAGCCACACGACCAAGTGTCGATACATTTACAGTAACAGCAGGTAGTTCTGCATCGAATAGTGGTAATGTTTCAGTTACTTTATCTGGTGCTGGCAAGTTTGTTTGTCAGGCATGGTCAAAAACAATACCATATAACAATAGAGCTATATTAAGCTGCACTTTTCGTGAGGTCTTTGAACCATAATGGCTATACCTACAGCAGAACTTCAAAGATTAACTAGAAAGTCAATTATTGAACTTTTTACATTGACGTTAGATTCTGCATTACATGGAGCAACCACTGTTTCAAGATTTCATTCAGGTGTTGGCATGAATAGCAATGCCTCGTTAATATGGCAGGGTAATACTTATGACAAATACCCTTTAACTGCAACTGGCTTTGAATATTCTGGCCGTGGGAGATTACCTAAACCTGTTTTTACTGTCTCAAATATTTTGGGTAATATCACAAGTCTTATGGCGACTGTCAATGCTACAACTCCTTTTAATGATTTACAAGGTGCAAAGGTAGTTAGGATTAGAACTCTTGCACAGTTTTTAGATGCTGCTAATTTTCCTTCAAATCAAAACCCATATGGCACACCAGATAGCACAGCAGAGTTACCACAGGAAATATATTTTATAAACAGAAAAACACTTGAAAATAGAAATATTGTACAATTTGAACTTGCATCCGCATTAGACTTAGAGGGTGTACGCGCACCAAAACGTCAAGTAACAAAAAAAGATTTCCCTGCTGTAGGAAGTTTTATAAACGCATGAATTGGAAAGAACAAGCTGTAAAACACGCTGAAGAATGTATGCCACAAGAATCATGTGGATTGCTGGCAATAATTAAAGGGAAAAAAACTTATTGGCCTTGTAAAAATATTGCAGAAACAGGATTTGAATATTTTGTAATAGATCCTGATGATTGGGCTGAATGTGAAGATACAGGAGAGATAATAGGGGTTGTACATTCACACCCACTTGAACCAGCAATACCATCTGACAATGACAAGGCTAGTTGTGATTATTTAGGTTTGGAATGGTTTATTTATAGTCCATTGACAAAAGAATGGTGTAATTTTAAGCCCCACGATTTTAAATCATCTTTGTATGGGCGAACTTGGATCTGGGGGAAACAAGATTGTCTATCTTTGATATGGGATTATTTTGAGGAAAAATTAAGCTTAAAGTTAAAAAATTGGCCTAGACCAAAAGATTTAAAAGCATTTGCTAAAAATCCATATTTTACAAAAGTTTTAACAGAATCAGGTTTTAAAAAAGTAGATATAAACGATATACAACCAAACGACATTCTGGTCATGGAAGGAATTTTTAATAAATTAAATCACGTTGCATTATATATTGGCGATCAAACAATTCTTCACCACACTATAAAACAATTAAGTTGTAGAGAAATATATGATTTACAATATATAAAAAAAACAAAAGAGGTTTATAGATATGCAGCTTAAAAAAATCAGAGTATATGGCAAGTTAAGAAAATTTTTAGGATCTTCTTATTTTGAAGCTGCTATATCAAGTCCAGCCGAGGCAGTAAGATTTTTACTTTGTAATTATCCAGAAGTAGAAGAACATATGTGCAAACAATATTACAAAATAAAAATGAATAATAATGATATAACTTTAGATTTTTTATCAATGAGAGGTAAGGGAGATATACAAATTATCCCTGTTGCAACTGGATCTGGTTTTATAGCTGCTGCTATAGGAGGTTTATTTAGTGCTGGGGCTGCTGTAGTCTCTACCGCTGCAACTGCAGTTACAGCCGTTGCTGGAACCGCTTTAGGCGTAGCTAATACTGTTGCTGGTGCTGCTGTAGGAACGGTTGCTACTGTTGCAAATACGGCTGCTGGGGCTGTTGTCGCTGGTGCTGGTGCTATTGCTGCGGAAGTTGGAACTACAGGTATTTTAGGAACAATTGCAACTACTGTTGCAACTAATGTTGTGGTGGATGGTATTACTTCTTTAATTGCACCTACACCAGAAATTCCAACGACGGTTGAAGATCCAGTTCCACAAAATGACGCTGTATTGCCAGATCAAAGAGCGCAAAATTCTTTTGGATTTTCTGCAATCACTAATATATCAAGGGCTGGTGTTGCAGTTCCTATTATTTATGGTGAGGTTTTTACTGGATCTATTGTTATTAGTGCTGGTATTGATACTGTACAAATAGAGGGAACTGCCGAATGAGCTTAATAGGTATTCCATCTGATCTTACAGATCCAAATATACCAAGTAATGTACTTGCATCAAAGCAGTTCCAAACACTGATGGAATTGTTAGGCGAAGGAGAAATTGAGGGTTTTCCTAGTGCAACAGGAAGCAAGGGTTCAACAGAATATAATACTTCAGCACTTAAAGACGTATTTTTGAATGGAACTCAGGTTTTACAACAAGGGGCTGGCACAAGTCCAACAGATGAAGATTTCAATTTTCAAAATGTTTCTTTCGAGCCTAGATTTGGTACATCGGATCAAACAGCAATTCAAGCTATTACAGAATTAGAAACAGAATTTACTGTAAGTCAAACTGTCACAGCAAGTTCTCCTGTTTCTGTAAGCATCACAAATACTTCTGTTAATGCAGTAAGAGTAACAATTGCTTTTAATGAACTGCAAGAATTTTTAGATGATGGCGATATTGATGGTGCAGAAGTTACTTTAAATATTCAAACTATTGAAAATGATGGGACAACACAAACTGTAATTACTGATACTGTCCAAGGAAGAACTGCAAGTGCATATTTTAGAGACTATAAAGTAAATTTTCCAAGTGGGACAAGTTTTCCTGTTACTATCAGAGTTAATAGAGAAACAGCAGACAGTACTGAAAACACATTAAGAAATAGTTTTGTTTTTACTAATTATACAGAGATAATTAATGAACAAAAAGCCTATGCAAACTCGGCTCATGTTGCTTTGAGATTTGATGCTAAGACCTTTCCAACAACGCCAAGACGGTCATTCCGTGTAAGAGGAACAAAGATAAAAATTCCTCATAACGGAACTGTTAGATCAGATGGTTCTATAAGCTATAGCGGTGCTTTTAATGGATCATTTAAAGCAAATAAAGAATATTCAAATGACCCCGCATGGGTTTTATATGATCTTTTAACTACTTCTAAAGGTTTTGGAGATCAAATTGACACGGCTAACATAGATGTTTTTAGTTTTTACAGCGCATCTGTTTATGCTTCAACTTTAGTTGATGATGGGTTTGGAGGAACAGAACCAAGATTTTCATGCAATGTGGTCATACAAAATCAAAAACAAGCCTACAACTTAATAAATGAACTTTGTAGCTGTATGCGAGTTATGCCGTTTTATTCTGCTGGTACAATATCTCTTGGACAGGATAGGCCGACTGATCCATCTTATTTATTTAATTTATCAAATGTAACTGAAGCTGGCTTTACTTATACAAATTCTTCACTTAGAACAAAACACACAGTAATTAATGTCGCATATTTCGACATGGAAACAAGAACCATAGAATATGAAACTGTTGAAGATACTGCATTACAAACGAAATATGGTGTTGTTGTTAAAAATTTAAAAGCTATTGCCGTAACATCAAGAGGTCAAGCTGCCAGACTTGGAAAATGGTTTTTGTACACACAAAATAATGAAGGCGAAGTTGTTAATTTTACAACTACACTTGAGGCTGGTGTTCTTGTTAGACCCGGACAAGTTATACAGATTGCAGATCCCTTGAGGGCTGGGGTTCGCAGAGGTGGAAGAATAAAAACAGGGGTATCTACAACACAAATTGTTGTTGATGATGCAAATAACACAGATTTGGTGGCAACAAATTCTGCAACACTATCTGTAATTTTGCGAGATGGAACATTAGAGACAAGATCAATAAGTTCTATTTCTGGAACAACAATTACTGTTTCTTCAGCATTTAGCTCTGTTCCGCAAACAAACTCAGTTTGGGTTATAGAAAATACATCAGTACAATTACAAACTTTTAGAGTTATTGGTATTACTGAAGTTGATGGGCTTGCATATCAAGTAACTGCGGTTGCATTTAATTCTTCTAAATATAATTTTGTTGAAGATGGCTCTCCTTTGACAACAAGATCAATAACAACTTTAACCGCAATAAAGCCACCACCCAGCAACTTACAAGGCTCTGAACAGATCGTTGTTTTAAATAATCGTGCTGTTTCGAAATTATTTATACAATGGGAACCAGTTCAAGGTGTGACTGAGTATATGGTTCAATACAGATTTAAAAATGAAAACTTAATTAGTGAACGTATTACTAGGCCAGATTTTACTATTTTTGAAACCAAAGCTGGAACTTACACAATAAGGGTATTCAGTTATAACGCATTAGGAAAACCAAGCATAACACCATCAACAACAACTTTTACAACTGTAGGTAAAACAGCTTTACCAGATGATCCTAGCGGATTAACTTTAGAGCCTGTTTCAGATCAATTTGTAAGACTACGTTTTAACCCCTCTACTTCTGTTGACGTTTTACATGGTGGCACAGTATCCGTCAGGCATACTCCCTCTGTTAACCCAGCAATTGCAACATTCCAAAACTCTACAGAGATAATACCAAAACTTGCTGGCAATATTACAGAAACACTTGTTCCAGCACTTACAGGGACATACAGTATTAAATTCATTGATGATACTGGAAACAGATCCAACAATGCAGCAAAAATAATAGTTACACAACCTAATCCACAACCAAATCAAATAATACTTACAGAGAGAGAGGATACTGATTCACCACCATTTCAAGGCGATAAAGTTAGAACTTTTTATGATGCAACTTTTGATGGTTTGCTTTTAGATGGCACATTATTGTTTGATGAAATAACACAAAATATTGACGATCTGTCTAACATTGATTTTGCTGGACCTATAAACTCAAGCGGAACTTATGAGTTTTCTAACAAGGTTGATCTTAGTGGAATATTTAACCTTACATTGAAAAGAAGATTTGTGACATCTGGTCTTTTAGTAAATGATCTTATTGATTCAAGAACTGCTCTCATAAATACTTGGACTGAATTTGACGGTACACAGGCAGATGATGTGAATGCAAAATTATTAGTTGCAACAACTGATATAGACCCAGCTACTTCAGTTTCAGCTACTTATGGACAAAGTGGAACTACTATTACTATCACAAAAACAGATCATGGATATTCTGCTGGTGATTTTGTTGTAATAGATTTTACTGCTGGTTCTGCAACAGATGGTAATTATGAAATTCAAACAGTACCAAATGCAAATACATTTACAGTAACAGCAAGTGCAAGTGCAACAATATCAAGCGGAACCTCATGTACCTATGGAGCAAATTTTACGCAATTTAATACTTTTGCTAACGGAGAATATACGGCAAGGGGATTTAAATTTAAATGTGAATTGGAGTCAAATGATCCAGCACAAAATATAAATGTTACTGAACTTGGTTTTGAGGCAAGTGTAAAACGTAGAACAGAAACTATTAATACTGCAATAGCTAGTCAATGTGCTACTACTGGTTCAGGTAAAACAGTTACTTTTTCTGATCCATTTTTTACGGGTACTGCATCTCTTGGAGGATCAACAACAGCATTTTTGCCAACAATAGGAATTACGCTTGAGGGCGCTGCTAGTGGAGATTTTTTTAACATAACTTCAATAACAGGCACGCAATTTGTAATTGAAACAAGAAGTAGCAGCGGTTTGAAGGATTTAAGTTTTAAATATACAGCAGTCGGGTTTGGTAAAGGTACATAAATATGTTTATATTTAAGTTATTAACTATCATATACTTATATAAAAAGGATTAAGTAATGGCAACACATGATTACGATTTAGTAAATCAATCAGGGGCTAGTTTTCGAACAGACCTAAATAATGCTTTATCTGCAATTGCAACAAATAATTCAAATAGCTCTGCACCATCAACAACCTTTGCAAGTCAATATTTTGCCGATACTTCAGCATCAATAATGAAACTAAGAAATACAAGTAATAACGCATATGTAAATTTATTTACTCTTGCTGGTGGGCCAGCATTTACAGCAAATGGCACTATAAATGGCCTTGATATTGGTAGAGGTACAAATTCAGCTACTGGTAACTGTTGTTTTGGTGAAAATGCTTTAGATGCTGCTGTTACTGGTACAAATAATACTGCTATTGGTAAAGATACTTTGACTGCAAACACCTCTGGTGCTGACAACACAGCCATCGGACAAGGTACTTTAACATCTAATACTACTGCCAGTTTTAATACTGCGGTTGGAAAGGCAGCTTTGAACCAAAACACTACAGGCACTAGAAACACGGCCATTGGATTTGCTTCTTTAGATGCTAATGTCAGCTCAAATGATAATACGGCTGTAGGTTATAACACATTGACTCAAGCAAATGGTGCTGATGGTTGCACCGCAATGGGTCAAGGTGCATTAGCTCTAACAACGACAGGTGATAAAAATACAGCCTTTGGTTTAGCTGCCTTAAATGCAAACACTACGGGAGCGCAAAATGTGGCAGTGGGATCAAATGCTCTAGATGCCAACACGACCGCCAGTAACAACACCGCTTGTGGTCATTTTTCTTTAAGTGCCAACACTACAGGAGCTAATAATAATGGATTTGGTCAAGGTACTTTAGAAAATAATTCGACAGGAACTAACAATGCAGCGATGGGAAACGCTGCTTTACAAAATGCGACCACTGCAAGTTCAAATACAGCTTTAGGTGTCAGTGCCATGCAAACGACTACAACGGGAGGTGGTAATGTAGGAGTTGGTCATGCTGCATTATTACTTAATACAACTGGTACTAACCTATGTGCAGTAGGAAGAAATGCTTTAAGAAGTCAAACAACAGCCGTTAGAAATACAGCATTAGGACATAATTCTCAATATTCAACAACTACAGGCGGTTCAAATACTAGTGTTGGTGATGAATCAATGACGCAGAACACTACTGGAACCGAAAATGTGGCAGTAGGAACTTTTTGTTTAGATGCAAACACTACGGGACAGCAAAATGTAGGGTGCGGTGAAAGTAGTTTAACTAATAACACTACAGGATCAGCTAATACAGCTTGCGGCATTGAAACTTTAAAAGGTAACACTACTGCTGGTAATAATTCGGTTTTTGGAGCATTTGCTGGAAATGCTAATACAACTGGTACAAACAATTGTGCCTTTGGTCGTAGTTCTTTATTATTAAATACAACTGGTAATGGTCAAACTGCTTATGGTATGCAATCTATGCACTCTGCAACTACAGGTACTAATAATTCTGCTTTAGGAGTAAATGCACTATACGATCTAACTACTGGCAGCAACAATATAGGTATAGGTGTTAGTGCTGGTAGATCATCGAGTCCCTCTGGAACTATAACAACAGGTAGCGATCAAATTTGTATTGGTAACAATAGTCATACTGATGCTTTTATAAAGATAGCTTTAACAGTTACTTCAGATGAAAGAGATAAAACAGACATACAAGATATAACAACTGGATTAGATTTTGTAAATCAATTAAAACCAAAATCATTCTGGTTTAAAAAAGATCGTGATACAGATATAAAACATGGTGATAAAAGATTAGGATTTATAGCTCAAGATATTCTTGCTTTAGAAGGATCTAATCCAGTAATTATTGATAATAAAGATTTGGATAATTTAAAATATAAAGGAGAGCATTTAGTACCTATTCTTGTAAATGCTATCAAAGAGTTATCCGTAAAAGTCACAGCCCTCGAAGCAGGGTAAACTGTAAGTAACCTAATTTTCAATTATGGAAGAATTAACTGCTGACGAAATCGCCAAGATTTTTTCTGCTGCTGGTGATAGCGTAACTGTTATCGGTACTGCTCAAGCATCAGATGAAACTGATGAAGAATTTAAAGATAAAATTAAACGAAACGTAGAGCATCTTGAAATTATCAAGACTTACAAGAAAACTGATGGTACGACATCTATCTGGACATCAGAGGATTTTACAGCTATTGATGCTGCTATAGTTGCTGGTAAAAAACTTTACTAAATTATGAATTTACAAGAAAGATTACAACAGCTTGCTCAACAAAGGGAACAATTATGGATTGCTTTGCATGAAACTAACGGAGCGATGAAGCTTTTGGAACAGCAGATTCTTGAGACTCAAGCTGTACCCGAATCAACCCAGCCATCAGATACAGAGGCATCAAGCCAAGAATCAAAAACAATGTCATCAAAGTTAAAGGCGTAACCAACATTCTCAAAATTTCTCTAAGCATTATGTTTAATAAAATTTGTCAAGTAGCTTCATTATTGTCTCTTTTGCTATCAGGGTCAATGGCTGCCTTTGGTTTCGTAGCGATAAGATATATGCAAAGTCCTGAGTTTGAAAGAGATTTAAAAAACAAACTTATGGGTGATTTAAAAGAAAAAATGATGGAAGAAATACCTTTACAAATACCTAAAACAACTTTCCCTGCAATGCCTCTTTAATGGGAATACCAGATATAGAGATACCAGAAATACAAATACAACCAATATTTGATTTTACAAAACCAGTAGATATAATACCTCTTACAATAAATGTACCAGCTTGTACTTATCAACATAGAGATGTAAAAAATACTGGCAACAGAAATTTATTACTTGATGACCCAAATGGTGTTTTTACAGTTTGCGATGCACCATTTCCAAGTTTTAATCCGATGAATTATCAACCAAATAATTTGATAATGTCAGAAGATACACCAATAACATCTACCCCACCTGAAGTACCAGAACCAAAACCACCTGTTACACAAAAACCTGCTGTAAAAGAAGAAGAATTTTTTATAAAATGTCCAGATCCACAAAAAGATCAACGTGTAGGGGATTTTCGTAACGATAAAAGACTAGAGCGTGTTATAGGGCATAAATTAAACGAAGATAAGAGCAAATGCATAACTTTGTATGAGGACACCAGCTTTACCGAGCAGTACATACCTAATGTCCCTGCTGTTACTAATGCTGCTGCTATTGCTGTGGTTGCCGCTAGCACTCCGATTCTTATTAATATTGTAAAACCTCTTGTGAAACAGATTATTACTAAATTGACTAAGAAAAAAAATAAGGTAAAATAAATATCCGTAGATAAGTGTAATACCCGTTGCTTGTCTACTTCTTAATAATATGTTTGTGTGGTAATACTTGGTTTGGCGGTACTGTAATTACAATATCTTGGCAAGTCACTGCACTAGGACTACCAGCAACAAAGCTTACTCCAAGTTTTGCTTGCTTTGCACATTGCTCTAACCTAAATAAACTAATTTCATATTGTGTTTTTTTGATAAGAAGTTTTTGTGCTTCTATATTTACCTTTGCTGCTTCTTTACATAAATCGCCACCATTACCAAGCGGTATATTAAATTGAGCAGATATTCCATAATTTAAGTTGTAATTATCTTTTTCAAATCGTGGTGTCTCTTGATAATATTTAATCTCGCCGGTATCTTCATCATAAATCGCTTGTCTGGATACAGTTTCTATTGGTCTATTGAATGACCAAGCATCTGTTAAATATGGTGTAATCGTGAGACTTGGAGATGTACAAACAATACCTTGGCTATAGCGGTTCTGTGGAAGGCTTGAAGGCGTTATCATAGTCGCATTGTTGTTTACTACGCCTGTACTTTGACTTTGTGGGCTACTGACCGTTGTATTGGCATATAAAGGCTTTACAGGTAAAAGTAAAAATATTATTGACCAAAGGTACTTGTGGTTTCTGAAGTTGTTGAAGTTGTTATTGTTCTTGTTATGTTTGTAACTGTGTCTAGGCCGGGAGTTATGAGTGTTTCTTGTATTGAAAATGCTGCCCCATCTGTTGCGATTTTCCAGCGTGGTATTGCTTCTAGATTTGGACTTGTCCAACTAAAATTTACTCCTCCAACTGTTTGGGTGCTTTGAGTCGTAGCAGTAGGGTTAATATATCCTGTTTCAGCTTCGATATTATGTCCACTTGCTGCATATGAGTAACCAGTTCTGTATTGGTATGATGTAATCGTTTCATTTATAACACTTTGACTTGTTGATGAGGTGGTTTGCGAACCTGAACGAAACTGTGGAACCACAGGTGTAGCAAGGGTTCTTAGCGGTAAAAATATTATAAGTA